TATCAACATTTCTGATGATAGTACAAAACTTAATAAAGATGATATTGATGTTGATACAATTGCTGATGAATATATGGATGAACATCATGAATATTCTGAAAATCTTGATGTAGACGATCCAGAAAAAATTGCAGCTAAAACTGAAGAACAAAGAGATACTTCTGAAGATCCAGTAAATATGTTTACATTTAATTTCAAAACTGATAATGATTATTTTAAATCTACATTTTAAATAAAGGAGAATAAAAATGGAAAACAATGAATATTATGATGAATATGATGATGATTTTTATGATGAAGATGATGATATTTTAGAAGGTGAAGATCAAAGTAATGATTTAAATGAAACACAATTCATTAATATAATTGATAATATTTCTCAACAATGTGCTACAATTAATCCTGGAATAGATAATACGGATTACTTTCAAGTATTTGTGAAAGAATATTTAAGACTTCCAGATCACGAGGACCTGGAAGACTGTTCAATTTATGTTGATGAAAGATTAACTGAAACTGATCGTGGTAAAATAAATGAATTCTGTATTAAAATGATCGATATATTCAATTCTTCATTTGGTATCAATTTACCAGAAGGAAATATATATCAATTGTATTGTATTTATAAGATTTTTGTATTAAATATTGTTGATTATTTTACAATTTATATACTCGGTCTTCAAAAAATCGATGAAGATTTTGTAGAAGATATTCCTAATTGGAATGAACTTTCATTTAAGTATTATATTGAAAAAATTAATACTTTAACTGTAAATAATGATACAAAACCTCAAATTATCAATGAATATATAAATTATATTTTAGAATATGGTTTAGTACCAGAAGCTTATTTAGATGTAATTCTATTAGAATCAGCAGGTAACGTTGAAGTTTCAGCTCTATATATTGAGAGTTCTAATTATCGTTTGACCTACGACAATGCCTTCTTTAATCTCAAATTGAAGAAGATCTTCTCGTCGGATGTAGAAGATTTCGTTACATCTAAACTTATTAATCTTCTCTAAAGATATATTTTTATTATCAGATTGATTGAATATAATAGATGTATTATAAATGTTAAATGAAGCAAATAAATTATTTATATGCTCAGAACGTTTATTATTAATATAATTAGTTAGATTCAAATTGGCTTTTTCCATTTGATATCTAACTTTATTATCATAATCTTTTACAGCTTTAATAAGGCTCGCATTTTGCGAGCTTTTATTTTTTATTAATTTTACAGTTCTCTCACCACCATTATAAGCATAAAAAGCATAATCATAACCATATTTATTAACCAAATCCCAATAAAAATTAATACTCATTACCATATAATAGCAATAAATACTAGTTATATGTGATGCATCTTTTGGTGAATAATATTCAATAAATTTTGGATTTTTAATATTGTTTGTATTTAATTGAGATGGGCCTTTATCATATGAACCATCACTATTTTTATTAATAAAATACTTGAAATTACAACTTTCATGTACCATTAATGCATAAAAATAAGGTCTGATTGATTTTTTATTATTTGTATAATATAAAAAAGCATCTGCGTATTCATTAGGAATATTTTCTAAATAAAATTTTTCTTCCAATTCGTCATCTGTAATGATTTGATATGATAAATTTGATATAAATTCCAAAGAATTCAATTTTTCATATTTATCAATTGAATTGTTTTCTTTTTTAGAAAATTTTAAATTAAATAGTATTATAGCAGCGTAAAACATAAAAAAAGAACTTAAATAAATTACTATTTTCTTAGCATTTGACTTCATAATAATACCTCTTTTTATAATTTATACATTTTTGTTATTATTTAAATATAATTTTGCTATAATTTTTATAATATTCAAAATAGCTCAGTATTTTTTAACATTATAATATATTTACAATGGAAAACACATTGTTATGATAATAATTAAAAATTATCATAATAATGATTTGTAATATTACATTTTTAAATTTTATCCTCCGGAGGAACAATGTATGGCTATTGAAGATTCAGGCTTTGGTATTAACAGTATTGAAGTCATTGATAACTCTATAGGCAGTGTTTCCAGTACACCGGTGTCACAAACAATTTTGCCTTCTATCCATGCTGTATTTACATCAGATGGTGAAGATAACGTTGTTCGTGAAATGACAGGTGGTTACGCAGAAGCTCTTGAAAAATATGGTTCAGACTTTGCTAATTCAAAAGCTTATGGTCTTCAGAATCTTATTGCTGAAAACGTAATGAAAGCTGGTGGAACAGCCTATTTATGTCGTCTTCTCCCAGAAGATGCTAAACTTGCACATCTTATTTTTAAAGTAGCTATTAAGAAAGACGTCGAAATGCCACTTTATAAACGTGATATGTATGGAAATTTCGTTACAGATGAAAATGGAGAACGAGTTCCTATTACACTCACGTCATCTACACCAACTACATCAACTGATCCTGATACTGGTGAAGAGATTAATGGATCAGAAGAAACTACATCTGAAGCATCTATTTTAGGTATGAAGCTCAAACTTATCGTTGAACAGCATAATCCTAATAAGATTTATGCTTCTGGTCCTAAGATTGCTGCTGGTGAAAAAGGAATTACTATTGCAGAACGCTCAGAAGATTGGAGTATTTTCCCATTATTTACAATGTATTACTATGCACATGGTAAATGTGGTAATAATTACGGTTTCCGTCTTCTTAATGATTTTGCTCGTGATGAAGCTACTAATGACGGTCGTCGTTATCAATTATTCCTTGTTAAGAAATCATCTGCTGGTGCTCTTACCCTTAGTATTGGAAAAGATTTAAGCTTCTCTTTCAATCCTAATGCTCAAATTTCTAAAACAATACCTACTCTTGAAGGTTTGCAGAAAATTTACCAGAATTTAGATGGTAATATGCAAAAGAAACAAATTCAGATTGAATATTATGAAGATAATTATGCTGAATTAGCTGAGTATCTTAAAGAAGCACTTACTGAAGAACTTGTTGTCAGTGATGGTTTATCTCAGTCTGATTTTGATAAACTTTCTATTCCTGCAACTGTTGAAGAATTCGATTTCATCAATGGTTGTGATAAGAATGGAAATCTTTTTGATAATGTTCAGATTGATGCAGAAAGTGTAGATGTTAGTAACCCTGTTTATATGAATGGTGGTACTGATGGTATGCTCGAAGGCCTTAAAGGTGAAGATCTTAATATTGCTCGTAATGACATGCTTAAGAAATTCTTTAAGTGTGAAATCGATACTCCTACAATTACAAATGTATTGAAATGTGATGCTGGTATTACATACGATGCTAACTATGATATGGATGTTAAAGCAGCCATGGCTAATATCGTACAGAACCGTCGTGATATTTCTGTTATTTGGGATTGTGGATTTACTGATAATCTCGAACAGGCTTGTGCTATTGCTTCTCAGTTGCTTGCAATGGTTCCAGGAGCAGCAAGTGAAAACTTTGCTATTATTCCTCACTGTGGTATTACAGCCGACAGAGGAATTAATGTTCGTGTTACAGGTACATATGAACTTTCAAGTGATATTCACTCTATTTATAAAGGACATCCATTCGTTAAGATTGCTGGAGCTCAACATGATTACGGATGTGTTCGAAAAACAATTTTCGATTGGGTAGTTGAAGAATCAATTCCTAAAGGATATCAGATTAAGCTTGCTAAGTCTAATAAACTTTATTGGGCTACAGATCTTGGTAAAGCTCTTTCTAATACAATTGTTGGTAATTATACTGGAAAGAATGTTTATTTCTATTCAGATGCAAACTGCTATAATGAACCAATCTCAAAACTTGCTGAATTAAGAAACTCATTACTTGTTAATGATGTTCGTCGTGTAATTAAGCTCATTCTTGTTAAATACACATTCGATTCTGATGGAGCTGATGCAGCAATTGCAAAAGCTAATGAAGATTTGGCTCGTGCATTTAAGAATAGATATCCAAATAATATCGTGCTTGATTATAATCTTTATCAGACAAATCGAGATAAACTTCTTAATCAGGCTTCTTGTGATGTTTCTGTTACATTCCCAGATGTATTTGATTCATGGAATGCTACAATTACAGCTAATCGAAATGGCGTTAAGGAGGCTTAATTATGGCAGTATTATTAGAAGGAATGTATCAAAATGATGAGGGATATGGAGTTGGTGGTATCAATGGTATGCATCATAATGTAGTTGGTTGGGATAACACAACCGTTGGTATGGCATCTTCTGTATTTGATAATCTTCTTACACAGAATGGTGTTCGTACTAATGATCCTAATTACATTGGTGCACTTGAACCTATCCGTACTGGTAAATTTCTTGTAAAATGGTTAAAAGTTCCAGCATTTTTTGATATCACAGCTGTTAAATATCTCAAGTTCTTTCTTGAGAATGCTGTTCGAAGTGTTGAAGGACTTACAGATAATCAAATTAATTCAGCTGGTTCAGTAACATTTGGTCCTAATGGACAGCAGTTTGATTTCCCAGGTCAACTTGTTGAAGGAAATAAAGATGTTACACTCAATACTATTACCTGTACAGGTGATGGTCTTGGTAAACTTATGAGATACTGGATGTATGGTATTTCAGATCCTGTAACCGGTATTCATCATATGTATGGTAAAGATCTTCGTTTCATTCGTCCAAATTATTCAGGTACTTTACTTTATGTATTCCTTGGTCCTACTTGTAGACCAGGTGATATTGAGTATGCTTGTCTTTGGAATGAAGTTTGGCCATCATCTCCAGATGGAAAATCTAAATTCAATTCTGGTGAAATTGGTAGTGATACTGCTGTTGATGCTCAGAGTGTAACACTTACTGGTATTTTCCAGGATGGTCCAGAAGTTAATATTCTTGCTAAATATATCGTTGCAAGTACAGGTCTTGCCGGTCAGTCTTATTTCAATCAAATGCTTCCTGCTTATATGTATGATAAATACATTAATAAACTTGGTGCTGCTACACCTGATGCAGAAGGAACTGAGATTAGAAAGCATATGAATATGACTGTTGATGGTAAACTTGCTACATTAAATGATAATTCAGTTTATACAGAAGATATTCGTAATGATCGTAATACAGTTACAACTCAATACGGAATAAATACTTCTGCTATAAGTGGTGAAAATCAATTAGGTAGTGTAACTGGTATGTTTGATAGTGTTAATGGTAAGAACGCATTAAAATCTGATAATTTCCAAGAAAGTTTAGCAAATAATACAGCAACTAATGGATAACATTTGATTAAATTTTGTATTTTAAATACAATTAAAGTACTGGGAGAAATCCCAGTACTTTATATTTTAAATTTTTATATTAATTTTGCAACTTGTATTTAATAAAGAAATAGTTATTCCTTTACTTTGAATAGATTCACGTTTTAATTTATATTCAAACATGGATTTATTATATTGAATATAATCATAAACAGATAAATAAAAATTTCGAGTTTTTGCATCAAAATTTTTATTAAATCGATTTACAAGATTGAATAAATGCTTACAAAATCTATATGGTGGACGAGATTTATATATTTCCCAAACTTGTTTAATTCTTATAGTATAATTATAACCGCGTTTATTTTCTTTTTCAACGTAACGCTTATAATATTTTAAGAAATTTTTAGATAATAATAAATCAATATCGTTACCAAATTTAATTATGATAGAAATATTATTATTCGATTTTTCAAGTCGTAAATAATCAGTATAATCACTATAATTAAATTTGTTTTTTAATAATTGGTTTATTTCATGTATTATATAATTTCCAACTATTTGTGTTTTAATTTTT